AGCCGTACTATTGGACTGCGCAGTGGCAAAAGTTGCTGAACGTCCTTGAGGACGTGTGTAGTAAATCGGGATCGGACTATTTTTTCCACGAAAGCCAGTATCCTTTGGAACGAGTTCCAGGAGCGGATGTGAGTCGTAAACTACTTTTGCGACTTCTTCCGCTCTGTAATACTGTTTTAGTGCTTTGTCCCACGCCGTCATTGTGGCTGATGCCATAGAATCTCCTTATATTAATGGACATTATGACCTCTTTATGCAGTCGCAGATGCAGCTGCAAGTGCAGCTTCAAGTCTCTCCCGCTTTGTTTTGGGTTCAACTCTTTTAGCAGGCTGCGAGGCCGATATTTTGTTTCTAAGAGTTTTACGTGTCCGTGAAGATTCCGATGGAGTTTCCGGGGGGCCAGCATCGGGCTGGAACAGTTTTTTCATCTTGCTGGATTTAGCAAGCTGTTGAGTCTGTTGCTCATAAAATGCTTCTATTTCCTGCAGAATTTCGTCATCCGGCTTAACAGTGCCAGTTTCGTTTGCAACTATCTTCTGCATCTCCAGAATTGTTGGCCAGGCATTATCCCACTGGGCTGCCACTAGCTCATAATCTGGGTTATTGTTTACTTTAGTCTTTAACCTCTGTACATAATTGTCAACCTGTTTTTGTCTTTCCATTGTCTCTAACTTCGCCAGCCTGCCTTCTATCTCTGGAGTAAGTGCAGCTGGTGCTGATTCTGTTGGCTGAAGTTTACCATCCTGCAAAACTTGATTAGTTGCGTTTTCGTAGGTCCATCCAACTTTCTCCAGGGCAGTTATCATGTCACCACGGTTGGCTGCAGCCTGTGCTTCCTGAAGTGGTTTCAGTTCCGCTTTTTCCTTCTGCAGCTGCTGGCGTTCCTTCTGAACCTCACGCTCCTTTGCTGCAACCTTGGAAAATGCTTTGCTGACTCTTGGAGTTGGTTCTGGTTCTGGTTCTTCTACAACAGGAGCCTCAATTTTCATCTTAGTTGCTTCAACATCCTCTGTCTCAACTTCATCAGAATAAATTCTTTCATATTCAATATCCTCCTTAGTTTCATCCTGAGAAACCCTGTCTGCAAGCCACTCTGCAATCTGCTCCTGATCCTGCTTCTCCTGCTTTTCCTCCTGTTCTTCCTGGGTTAATTCTACTACTTCTGCTTCTTCTGTTTCCGCTTGTTCAACTTCCATGTCCGTTTATATTGGTAGTGTTTCTGGTAGTGCTGCCGGTGGGCCTGCCATCCCTGGCTCTGCCATCATTCCTTCAGGCATCGGTAATCCAGGCGGACCAGGCGAGAGAGTTTCTCCTAATCCTTCCGTACCCCCCGGCAGTGGTAATGCACCTCCTGCTGGTGCGGCTCCTTTGGGTGCTTCCGGTGTTTCGGGCTGCATTAATGTGTCACAATCTTCAATAAATGTAGTCATCAGTGCTATTTTGTCAAGATCCAGGTCATCCTGCTGTGCCTCAAGGTATGCAACAGTCATCCGCTCCTTTGCAAATGCCAAATCCATTGCAGGCTCTGGTCCATGATAAATTCCCTCATCAACAATTTCCTGGATACGCCACTCAATGTCACGCTCCAGAACATCATACAAAGATGTGACTGATTCAAGATCCGGGAAGTCAAGCAACCTCACAATGTGTTCCCTCTGTGTAATAACCCCATTCTGGATAAGTTCGGTCACAGCCTGGAGGCGGCCTGCTGGGGTTGAGGGTAAAAGTGATACTGGGTATGCCTGCAATATATAGTCGTTCTCTGCCATCTTCACATCCTTGAAATCAACCTCTTCCAATGCATGGCCTTTGATCCCGCGAACCGGAAACGAACCTGACTCATGAACAA